ATCTGGTGCCCATACGACTCTATTAGCATCCGTCAATCCTAAATTTATTTTTTTACCTTGCCAATTAACAAAATCAGTAGATGTATATATTAAAAAGTCTGCCGTTCTATTCTGTTGGCTAACTGCTACATAAAATTTACCTTTATAGTAAATTAACGATGGGTCACCACCCCAGTATGGATAATCCCCCCCATTGCCAAGAGAAACATTTTTATTAATATGTTTCCAATCTACACCATTTTGGGATGCAAAAAAATTAGTAACTCTGTCTGCTCCAGAAGCACTCGATGTTGTTCTCGTAAAGAAAGCTCCTAGAAAAAATCCTTCTGATTTATTTAACTTTGGCCCATAATCTCGATTATCAACAATCGTACCTGTACTTGCACCTTGTTCTACTACTACATCAGCTACTTTTATTGCTCCTGTCGGCAACGTAGGCGCACTTGGACTAGCCGCCGCTGTACCCGTGATTTTTGCTACTTCGCCATCAGCATTGATATACACAAGGTCAATCCGCGGATTTGTCGGGTCTGCATTATCCAGCGTGATATTCATCTGCACAATTTCTTTGCGCGTTCCGTCTGATAAATTTATCACGCCCGCACCGACTTTTACTGTAAGTCCGCTAATGCTAGGTTCACAACCGCTTACGATGCCGTAGCCGGTGGATTCGGCGAGGGCTTTGGTGAGGCTGGACTTCTGGATATCGATGGCTTTCATCTCGTCGCCATTGTACTCGCCGAGCATCTTGTCGCCGTCCATGATCATGAGGTTCTTGCCCGTGCCGACGGTGCCCTTGTTCTCGGCGTGCCAGGTGCCATCGCTTGCGCGGTAGACGGGAATCTGGCCATCCTGCAGGGCCTCCGGTGCAAAGGTCTTACCTGCCATCTTGCGGGCATTGCCGAGGATGTCGGCGTTGAGCTTGCCATTGACATCGGCGCGGATGAGCTTGCCTGCCGTGCCGCTATCGGCTACGTCCGACTCCGTGAGGAAGGCATCGTCCGTGCTGCTGCGGAAGCCGAGATTCTGCTTCAGGTCGCCGAGCAGGACCCAGCCCGTCGTCGCGTCCTTGCGTGCATAGATCTTATCGCCGTCCACCTTGAACTGGAGCGGGCGGTTCGTGATCGTATCCGTATCCTTGTCATAGACGAGGCGGTCCTCATCCGCGAGGTCGAGCCCCATCTGGATGGCCTTGTCCGCAATCTTCGCCGCATTGCCGAGGATATCCGCATTGAGTTTGCCACTGGCGTCCGCGCGGATGAGCTTGCCCGCCGTGCCGCTGTCCGCCACATCCGATTCATGCATGAAGGCATCCGAGGCAGATGTGCGGAAACCGAAGTTCTCCTGGACATCGCCAAGCAGGATCCAGTCCGTGTTGGCCTGGTTGCGGATGTAGAGCTTATTGTCATCGACCTTGAGCTGGTACGCCTCCGGGTTCTGCGTCAGCGTGCCGCCCGTCGGAGAGCGAAGCTCATTGAGCGCCGAGAAGATATAGGCCACCGTCTTCATGTACTTCTGCGCAAAATCGTCCACCGTATCACCGCCATAGCGGTAGTCCAGCTGGGTAGGGTCTTCATATTTACTCATCGTCTTATACCTCCACGATATCGAAAGAAATGCCATTGAAAAGCGTCATGCCGCCCGCGCCATACCCGCCGACTTTCACACTGCGCAGGCGGTTAACACAGCGCGTCTCAGCGCGATAGCAGTTGAGGCTCTTGATGTAGGTATCATTCTTGTAGATGTAATCCCAGTCCTCAAAGACCTCATCACTGTTGATGTAGAGCCGCTTGCCGCGCGGCCGTGCGATTGGGACGCGGCTATGGTAGATCTGACCATAGTTGTGCCAGACGTAGCGCGACGAGTCCGGCAGCATGCCGAAGAGCGTCACACCGCCGACGCGAAATCGTTCCTCTGCGTAGTACGAGAAGTATGGCGTGATGTCCACCCGCACGCGTTTGATCAGGTAATTGTTCTGCGGGACGAGCGTCCGCCCCTGGAACGACCACTTCATCTCCTCGCCGTCATCCGTCATGTGCGTGCCGTTAAGCCGGTAGACGCCATGCTCCTTGAGGATGTAGACTTCGTCGCCGACGTACTGGGCATCCATCACGACAGCGTTGTACTGCCGCTCGAAGAAGCCCCCGCCGTTCGCGTCCAGGAAGTAGAAGCTCAGCAGCTTGCCGTTGAGCATCCAGACCTGGTTCAGCGGCGCGATATAGCGGAGCCGTATCGCCCCCATCGCCCGCACATCGCCCGATATCTTGCGCGACACCTCTGCAGCCTGCATGTCGCCGTAGCGGTCCGTCACATTGATGGACTGAAGCATATTGAGCCCCAGTGCGAGGACCGTATTGCCGAGCGACACACAGCAGCCCTCGCCCTTGCAGCCGATTGTCCGGCCGATTTCCGAGAGCGTCCAATCCGGGAATTTCCCTGCCAGATGATAGGCATGCTGATTACTCTTGAAGATGATTGTATCCGAAGACAACGCGCAGACCCCCGTGATCTTGCCGCCATCCTTATAGCCGACCTGCAGCCATTGGGCACTGCTGTTGTCGTCCGTCGTCTGCGTCCAGTTATGCTCATCGCCGACCGCCGAGCAGTGCAGCTCATCTTCATAGTAGACCCAGACACGCCCATCCTTGACGAAGACGCCATGACATTCGGCCGGCGTCTTGTCGCTTGCATTGGACTCATCGCGCGCAATCGTCTCCAGCGTGCCGCCGTGGTAATACTGCAAAGGGCCGCCGCTGGCAATGAGCACGCCATCCTCCCAGGCCGCATGTGAGACGGCATCCTTGCCCGTCAGCACACCGACCTGTGCCACCGTCTTGCCGTCCGTCGTCATGCTGTAGACCTTCTGGTCCGCATCCGTCAGCAGAAAGATGCCCTCGATGGCATCATAGATGAGGTACTGGAAAGACTTCGTGTCATCCGCGTAGACCTTATCCGTGCCGCAACACGTCTTGAGCAGGCCCGTGCTCTTGTCAATCTCGACATTGACCGCCCGGGCAAGCTCATTCATGGCAATCCTCTCAGCCGCATTCGTCGTATTGAGGCCGCCCGAGAAGTCGCGGTATTCGATTGTCTGGATATTCGCGTGCTTGTTGCTCAGCCGCATCTACATCACCCCGCCCATCCGCTCGCGAGCGCCTGCTGGATCTCCGTCTGGATACCCGTATCCTGCGAGATATCGAACTCATTCTCATCCGACAGCATCTTGGCCGCAATCTTGAGCGTCAGCCTATTGAGCAGACTCAGCCGGAACGGCATCACACCGCCCAGCGCTACATCCTTCGGCAGCACATAATAGCGGAGATGCTGCACATCCTGACCGCTCAGCATATGGACCATGCCGCCCGTGACGCGGACCGGATACAGCCCCGCCGTCTTGAAGAATCCCTCCGGCACCGCATCGCCTTCGCGGAAGTCCCCTTCCTCAATCAGGCCCGGATAGTGGCCAGCAATGAGTGTAGCGGCCAGCTCATGCGCCGCGAGATTGATGGCAAACACACAGTCCGCATCGTCATAGTCCTCGGTCACATCGTGCGTCATCGCACGGATGCGCCAGATTGCTTCCTTCACCTGCACCTATACCACCTCCGCCCAGCTGTGCGCATCGGGAATCTGCGAGTAGGCCATGTTGCCAACGAGCTTCAAGACGCCGTCCGAGATAAGCTGCAGAGCATCCGTGTCCTGCTGGTCGCCTGCCTGCAGGAGCAGGATGACCGCCTTCTTGAAGAGAATCTTGAAGAAGGGCGGCAACTCCATTTCCTTCTCGAGGTCGTCCATCGTGAGCTCCACGAAGAAGGGCTTGTAGTCCATCGTGACAGCCTTGCTCTTCGTGTATAGCTTCGAGCCGACAATCCGATACGTATGCTCCGTGAGTTCCTGCCCTTTTGCCCTTGCCCGCATGACGCGCCTGTCCGCATCGTAGGCATTCATAATCTGCAAGAAATCCACCGGCAAAAGGTATCCATCATCTGTGCCCGCCCTCTGCAGCTCTGCCCGCTTATCAAGCAGGCTGCTCGTCTGCTCGGCGAGGATGTTGTAGATATAAGCCGCCGTCTCATTGAGGGCCTGCAGGATGTCGTAGTCGCTGTAGTGTGCCGCATCCATGTCCTTGATTTCCGGGGCCATGCGAACCGCCAGGATGATATCGTTTGGCGTCATCTCAAACACCTCCCGAGCATGCCTTGAAGAGGTCCGGGTAACGCCGGATCATGCGGTCGCGGGCGGCAGTATCATGCACATCAAGGTAAGCCCGAGCATCCGCATCGTGCTGGACATCGGCCAGGATGCGCACCGTGCCCATGTCGATATGCGCCACGCGTCGGAAGCAGCGCGTCGGGTCGAAGCCGTCCGTCTTGCGATCCTCATAATTCTGCCGCAGGACATCGTCATCGCATCCCGTCTTGATGATATGATCCTGCCCATCCCGCCGGACGAAGTACGTCTTCTCCGTATCGCCGACATCTGTAAGGTCATATACCTTCTCACTCATCCTGCTCACCTCCTAAAAAGAGGGCGGTTCCCCCACCCTCTTGGAATATCCTTACGCACCGATTGTGATGATGGCCTGACCGGACTCGCCGCGCAGCTCCAGCGTCATCTCGCCCGTGATTACGCCCGCTTTGCCGTCGCTGTCATCCGGCAGCATCTTCTTTGTGAAGGGGCGCAGCCAAGCGACCGCAAGATAAGACGGATCCAGGACAAACATCGTCTTGTCATCGAGGAAGCGCGAGGCGACAATCTCGATGCGGCCGAAGTCCGTGTCGACGACATCGATGGCCTCGACGACCTTCTTCTTCGCCGCGTCGATGTTCTTCGTGTTCGACGTCGTGAGCGCCGAGACGGCACGCTTATTCGTGCCCGACACGATGAGTTTCGACGGCGTGCCGCCATGCTCCCAGGCGGCCTGCAGCGCGTCCGTGATGACCTTCATCGTGACCTTAGTATCCGTCTCGACATTCGTCGTGACGAGACCCGGGATGCCCGCAAACGTGCGAGCCACCGTCTTGGAGCCCGCCGCATCCGTCTTCTGCGTCGTGATGGCAAGCTCCAGGTCCTTGCCGAGTTCCTTCATTGCCTTGAGCATCTGATAGGCCAGCTCATCCGATACGCCCGCCTTGTCGACAGCCTGCTGCGTCGCCGTGACCGAGTAGCCGCGCTTCATGATCTGCGTGTGGTTGCCCTTGCGCGTGCGCGCCGGAGCATCCGTAGCCACATCCTTCTCGCCCTCGATGTGGGCGTTCACAGCGGCCGCCGCCAGCTCATCCTCTGGGAATTCGTGGTACGTTGCCTTCGCCTTCGTTTTGCCGATCATCGTCGTGATGGGCGTGTCCGACGGCGAAATATTGGTGATGACGTCCGTGAGGTCCTCGCGGTTCGTCGGCTCATCATATGTATATCTAGCCATTGTCTTTTCTCCTTACATGTATCCCGCCCACCTGAGAGCGGCAATCTGTGATTTCGTATCAAGGCCCCGGAGCTTGCGCGCATTGAATGGCTCACGCGTCTTGCCCGCAGCCTGGCCAGGCGTCTCCGTCTTCGGCGGCTCCGGCTTTGGCGTCGGCGTGGTTGGCGTCGCCGATGCCGGTACCTTTGCCTTCATCAGCTCGGACCGCACATAGTCCCAATGCTCCCGCAGAATCTTCGTATCGGCCGTCGTGGCCTGATTGTTGTAGAAGCGCTGCTTCGCCTGGGCGACGGCCATTGCCTTCTGCGCGCCCTCCGGAGAGGACTGCCCGAGCTTGAACAGATAAACATCGTAGTTGTTGTCGATTTCTGGCGTCATCGGGTCGGCCTGCGCTTTCGCTACGAAGTCACGCACCTCTTCGATGACTGCACTCTGGGTGGCCTGCTGAGAGGCCTGCTGCTGAGAATTGCGGACGATGACACGCTGCAGAGCAAAGTTGTGCTCCGGGTCGAACTGGTTGAACTCGCCCGGCGCGATACCGAGATCCTTCTCTGCCTGCGCGACGGCGGCCTTGTAGTCACTTGAGACACCTTGCTCTGGATTGGCCTTTTCGGCTTCCGGCTCCTGCGTCCCCTGCTTGACCTTGAGGGCGGCCATCATGGCATCGACCTGCCGACGCTCATCGGCCAAGGCCTGCGTCTTACGCGTATAATCCGCCTGCCTCTGGTATCCGTTCTTGAGCTCCGACAGCTTGACCTTGACCGGCTTGCCGTCCACCGTGATCTCATACTCCGGGTCATCCTCGACAGGGGCCTCTTTGGCTTGTCCTGCCTGCTCGCCCTTCTGCTTCTGCTCAGGCTTCTCGTCATCCGCGTCATGATCAAGGTAGCCACGCTGGCGCAAGTACGCCAGCTGATCGCCAGCAGACATCTCGCTGAGCGACTGGAAATCAAGTTCGCTGTCCTCGTGGGCTGCAGCATCCTCATCTTTTTCCTGCTCTCCCTGCTCCGTCTGCGCATCCTGCTTCTCGTCGGTCGCCGTTTCCTGCGCCTGCTGAGTCTCGTCCATCGTGGGTGTGGTGGACTGTCCGATGACTTGGTCCATGTTCTCCATGCTCATTCTCCTTTATCGTCTGTATCTTCCGGCTCGGCCGCGGGGGCCTGTACACCCGCCAGCTTCTCGAGTTCCCGGATTCTTTCTTCGAGCTTTCCAACTTTATCTTCGAGCTTCCTGCGGTCTTTCTGGACGACCTTCATTTCCTCACTCATGCCCTCGAGGGCCTGATTCGTGAGAGCCAGCTGCTCACTCAGTACCGTGATGAGCGTGCGCTTATTGCCTTCCAGCACCTCGCAGAGCTTGAATCCCTTCCAAAGTCCCATGATCATTCTCCTTCTTCCGCCCGCTGATGCTCCGCGATGCGCCCTGCCTGGACGTCGCGGACAAATTCATCTTCAATAGCTTGATACGCCTGGAGCTCCGCCACCAGCCTGCGCTCCATTTCCATACTGCTGGGCTTGCCGAGACGCTCCAAAGTCTGCTCCCGCTTGCGCTTGAGCATCGGGCGGAGACATGCCAGGGCGGCCTCCGCTTCCCTGCCCGCCGCGATCAGGCGGCTGCGCTCCAATCCTTGCTCCACTCCATCGTCCTCCTCTGCTTGCATCGGCCTTGGCCTGTGCATCGGCGGCACCGCTCAGGACCTTCTGCGCCGTCTGCTCCGTGAACATATCAGGCGTGACTTCGAAGCCGAGCTTCTGCCAGAACTGCATCTGTACTTGCCACGGTGCATCCGTAATGGCCGAGCGGATTGTTGTCTTGCTGTCCTCTCCCGCAGTCTCCTGCTCGCCCTGCTGCGGCATCTGCGCCGCCATCTGCGATGGGTCGATGAGGAAGTCGTCGACATTCTTGAAGCCGACCTCCTCGATGATGCGCTTGGCGAGATTGTACCACTGCTGTGGCCCCGAGAGCCCGACCTCCGCCAGCTGCGTCGAGAGTTCTCGGACAAGCTGCAAGTTCTGCAGATTCGTTTGCTTGGCACCCGCGCCCATGCCCGCATTGACGAGCAGGTCGAAGGAGCCATCAAGGTCGCTCGGGTCGATGACCAGTGGGCCATTTGTCAAGCGGATGACCGTCTCCTGATTGACGAAGAGCTGATTCAGCTTGATCAGGAAGCGGAAGAGCTCCGTCATGCCCGTCTCCGCGAAGATACGGGCGATGAGTTCGAGGCGCTGATTGCTCTGCTGGGTGATGATGCTGATGCCCGTCGCCGTTTTGTTGAGGCTGTTGCTGTCGAGACCCTGATTGTACTTCGTGATGCCCGTGCGGTTCTCTTTGACCGTGTCAAGATACTCGAGCATATTAAAGGTCCAGGGCTGCAGCTGGGCAGCAGGCAAGGGCTGGACAGCCTCATTGACATTGCCTTTGACGCGGATGAACTGCGCGTTGTTGAGCACATCATTGATGTCGACAAGAGCCGCGGGGTCGATGGCCATCTTGCTGTCATTGCCCTGCGCCAGATTGTAGATCATTTGCCGGATGATAGCCGTCTTGCTGTGTTGCACCTGCGCGATAAGGTCCGTGAATCCGGACTCCGGCCAGATGTGGTGTGGGTCGACGCGCGGCGAAAGCACGAAGAACGGATTGCGCTCGTAGGTATTCTCTTCGATGCGCAGGATGATACCATTCGATATCGTCACAATCATCGGCGCAAGGCGCGCATCCGGGTCGTCGCTCATATTGAGCCTCACATAACACTCATAGAGCTCGACCTTCTGCCGCCCGCTGTCCGTCTTGTTCGGCTGCTCGTCGATGTCGTCATTGTTCTGGATATCCAGATTCGTGTAGTGCGGAGTGACGGCCTTCTCGGCCAGCTCCTCCACATGATCATAGAGCCCCGCCTCAGCCTGCATACGCAGGTAGTCCAACGAGACAATCTTGCGATGAGCCACAAAGTCAGCATCTTCGAGTCGAGTCGCATCGGGCGAGAAGCGGAACTCGCTCGCCAGGACATTCATGACGCGCGGCTGATTCTTTGCGAGTTCCCTGCTCCGGTATGTCACATCGATGCCGCCCGTCGGGCTTGCCTCCACCTTCTCCACCTGGATTCCCATTTGCTCCGCCTGCGGGCGGTACGTCGCATAGGCCTCCGCGTCCATTGTGACCGTTTTTTCGACGTCTTTATACTCGCGGTCCCAGTCCACCTTGATGATACCAAGGTTCGTGATCAGCGCATCCTTGGCCCAGCGGTAGAAAGTCATGAAAAATTTGTTTTGCTGCAGCTCGTAATTGATGAGTTCCTGCATGACCTCCGCCCGCTTATCATCCGCATCCGTGCCATCAGCGCCCTGGACCGTCACGACGTCCGTGCTGCCGAAGAATGTCTTCATCAACACCGGCATCGTACTCTCAATCGTGTCCTGCACATCCGTGCTGACAATCTCACAGCGCTGGGAGAGCCGCGGGAACATCTTGCGATAGTATCCCTTGTCCGCCTTAAAGATGGCATAGCGCTCCATTACAGCGGGCTCGACCGTATCCTCGTAGTAGGCATTGGCCGCATCGATATCCTGCTTGAGCTTGCCGACGATGCTGTCACGCTTCGCTTCCGTTATCTTCAATCCATCTCACCTCACATAGCGCCCGCCAAGGGCATCTTCACACGACTGCCGGCCGATGAGTGCCAACCCATCTCGCGGAACAAGGAATAGCGCAGGGCATCGATCAGATGATTGTCACGGTCGACCGGCCGCGGCAGCACATTGCCATCCTTGTCCTCATCCCACTTGTAGACCGTCAGCTCATTAACAAGCTCCGGCAGATTCTCATTGACGACGATGCGAAGCTTCTGCAGCCATTGGATGCCAAAGTTCACGCTGTCCTTGCCCTTCTCCGTCGGGATAGCCGTCACACCGTACTGCCGCAGCTCTGCGATGCTCTTTGGCTCCGCCGAATCGCAGACGACGACTTCCTGGCCACAGAGGTTCACGATCTCGGCGGCCAGCAGGTCATTCGTCAGCCCGCGCAGATACCGCGCATCGATGATGTAGAGCGTGTTCGCCCGCTCATCGTAATGGCTGCGGATGAGGGCGGCAGGATCATCCGCAAAACCGAAGTCCAGACCATTCTGAAACGTATCGAACCCGCTCGGGTCGATGTGCTCAACATGCCAATTTTTGAAAATGACCTTGCCGAGCACGCCCCAGTTTCCGTTTGTGTAGACATCGCGAAAATACGGGTCGCGCTCTTGCTCCAGCTCGCGCCTATCGCCATCTGTCAAGAAGACACGCGGTACGTCGTCTTGAGGATAGAGAGTGTATCACTCTTGTAGCTCGTCCTGCTCCCGTCCCAGCACCCTTCGAAGTACTCCTTGTAGATCCAGTGCGTCTGGTAGACCGGATTGAAAGAGAGGATGATGCGCTTCTCGACTATGGAGATACCGCGCAGGCGCTTGCGCAGCTGCTTGATGTCCCCATAGTCGGCCTCCGTCGCTTCCTCAATCCAGATATCCGTGATGACGCCCTTGGCAGGCGTGATGGACTTGACCTTCTCCACATCATCGAGGCCGGCGAACATAATCTGAAAGCCGTTCGGCCCCGTGATGACCATCTCACTCTTATTCTCATGAAAGAGCTTCCCCGCCTTGAAGAAGTGGATGGCCTTCGTGATCTCGTTGTAGACCGACTTACGGACCGTCCTCGCGACCTTGCGGACAATCAGATAATTATGCCCACCGTGGAGCATATCCCAGATGCACCGCTGTGCAAGGAAATAGCTCTTGCCCGAAGACGAGCCGCCATAGAAGATCTGCAAGTACGTCGTATCCTCGAGGTACGGCAGATAGACAGGGTTAAAGCACTTCGAACTGACCTTGACATTAATCTTCATCGAGCTTCACCTCGATCATCAGCCCGTCGCCGCCCGCGCCAGTCTCGCCGATGGCCGTCTTGGCAACCGCCTGCAGGTCCTTGAGCGCCCTGGCAAGCGTCGCAAGATCAGACGGACGCGAGGCATCTGCGAGCATTGCTCTCGCCTTCGCGATACCGTCGCGCGAAATATTGAAACATTCAAGGTCATACCGCGCCGATTCGTCAGACAATGTCTCAGCTTTTTTGCTTTCGCGTTTTTTGCCCACCTTGTTGGCAAACCTTTCGCGCTTTACCGGCCACTGTCCACGGCTGCACTGACGGCCAACCGTTGACAGCGAGAAACCGTACTTCGCGACCAAATCATTGAGAGACGGGTACTCGATATCGCCTTTCTCATTGACGACGCCCTCGATATACTCCTGGGCAATCTTTCTCCAATCATACTTCGACACAGTATCACCTACCTTTCTTTCACCCGGCCCGGAGAGGAAGAAGCCCCGGACCGGTCTAATTAAGCCACACTCCCCGAAAAACCAGACAAAAAAGAGAGAGGGCTCGGGGAACCTTCCTACAAAAAAGGCCCCGCCATACGGCGAGGTCTTCGGCAGTAGAAAGTGCGATGTTGTCTCGCTATACTCAGTATAACGAAAAAGCACGTGAAAAATTTGCTGCAAATTTACAGAATGCGCAAAAGCCCAAGTTGCACAGCGGCCAGAGCCGTCGACATCCGAAAATCATCGAGTAGTGCATAGTAACTGCGCTCACTGATGTTGAGAGCCATCGATGTCTTGATGTAGCGCTCGCAAGCTTTATAGCGGCGATCCACCAGCGTCCGGCGCAGTTCATCGCTCGACGAGTAGGACGCCCAGATGGCCCGCAGCCACTTCTCCGGATGCGGAACCGTATAGCCATCCCTGCAGGTCAGGCTCTCCATTTCCTTAGCGCTCATCCCTTCCTGCGCATGGTAGTCCAGTACGCCCTTATCAATCTCCGGCCAATGGCGCAGTACTTTGTCGACCTTGGCAATCATCTCCTGCTGTTTCATATCCCTAAGCCCTTCTATCATCCTGTCCTCACTGCGCCCCGATATCACGCATAAGCTAAAAATCAAGAACGCCGCCGAGCCTCCAGCAAAGAGGCCCGCCACAAAAATCAATAGCATCATGCCTCGGCTGCCCTCTCTTTCTTGAGTGCCTCCAGCACGATCAGCAGCGCACAGTCAAGCTTCTCATCCGTATCGACCTTCACCGGACAGCCCAGGCAAGCGCACTCCGTATACTTCTGGCAATACCGCCGCTTCATACCGAGGACGGCTGCTTCTTCAATCTTACTGAGCTTTACTAAATGCTTTTCCTTCACGATTCATCCTCCTTCACCCCGTAATCAGCCCAAGGATCAAGATCTTTACCAACAGAACAAGTAACGTGCTTTACGCCGTCACGATAGGTACTCCCTGTAGATATGCCAATCACCGCAAACACATCCGCATGAAATAAATCTTCGGTACAACCATTCTTAAAAGCGCACTGGACATTCTTCGTATTATGTGGGCACCCACGGCAATCTGTATACCAATATTTTGGCTTCGTGTATATCCATCGGTTTCCAACTTTTATTGCCCTCTTGCCTTCCAGCAAGATTGGCTTTACCTCGCACATAGCCATCACTCCTTCCTGAAACGCCGGCCATCATCACGCCTGGCGTTGCGCTCATTGACTTCGTACAGAAATTTCTGGCGCTCGTCCTCATCACACCACATACTGCCCATAAAAGTCGTTGTAGCTACAATCAGATCCGTACACTCTCGCATCAAATGGTCGCGACGCTCCTGAAAAACGTTCATACCAAGATGCTTTTCCGTACAATCTCGTACACTATCAAAAGCACCCACAACCTCTTCAAATTCTTCACGTACTTTATCGAGCTGCTGTGACCAACGCCAATCCTCATAGAGTGGCCCGTCGCAAGGATGCGGCAGTATAACCGCCGCCTTGCCACGCCGATATCCGTCCGACACACCCTTCTGGTATCCATCTCTTTCCCCGCGCGAATACTCACGCTCAAAAGCCTCATCAAGATAGGCATGAATTTCTTTCTTGTTCATATTATCCTCTCCTTATCTCTGCTTTCACAGCTTCCATCAAAGCGTCCTGCCCTGCCGCCTTCCGGGATAGTGCCTGCATGACCTTGGTATCAATAGTACCTTCGGTCACGAGGTGATGCACGATAACCGGCTCTTTCTGCCCCTGCCGATAGAGTCGCGCATTGGCCTGCTGGTACTGCTCGAGGCTCCAGGTCAGGCCGTACCACACAATGATATGACCGCCCGCCTGCAGGTTAAGCCCGTAAGCCGTACTCGCTGGATGCGCCAGCAAGATCTCGATGCGCCCCGCATTCCATCCCCTCATCTCCTCGGCACCATGTAGGACTCTCGCCTTGGGGAAGGCCTCCTGCAGCATATCAAGGTCATGCTGGTAGGCATAGAATACGAGGACCGGCTTGCCCGGATTCGCCTCGACGATATCGGCGAGGGCATCCAGCTTGGCATGATGCAGATTGACGACCTGATGCTCGTCATCGTAGACGCGCCCGTTGGCCATCTGCAACAGCTTGTTGCTGAGTGCCGCCGCGCTCATCGCCGTGATCTCCGTATCCTGCATCTCCAGGATCAAGTCGCGGTGCATCCGGTCGTATGCCTTGCGCGACTCGGGCGGCATCCGGACATGGATGACGTTGTCGATGCGCTCCGGCAGAGTGATGTAGTCCTCTGCCTTGAGGCTCATGCATGTATCACCCAAGGCGTCATAGATGCCCCGCTCACAGCTCGCATCGCGCAGCCGGTAGCTGTAGACGACAAAGCCGTTACGCCGATCGGGTACAAACCAATGATTACGGTACATCGTCAAGCTCCTGCCGAGACTCTTGCCGCGGTCCAACAGGTATATCTGGCTCCAGAGGTCCAGCAGGGTATTCGGCGCTGGCGTGCCCGTCAGGATGACGCGGCGCTTGAAAAGCGGCAGGACCTTCCTCAGTGCCTTGAAGCGCTTGGCCTGCGGATTCTTGAAGCTCGACGATTCGTCGACGACCAGCATGTCAAAGGGCGGGTCATAGAAATAGTATTCCATGAGCCAGACGAGATTTTCGCGGTTCGTCACATAGCAATCCGCGTCGGCCATCAAGGCCCGCTCGCGCTCGGCCTTTGAGCCCAGGACCGTCGAGAAGCGCAGGCACTTCGTGTGTTCCCACTTCTTCGCCTCGTCCTGCCAGGTCGACTCCGCCACAGACTTCGGCGCGATGATCAACACCTTGCGCACCTCGAAGCGATCGTAGATGAGTTCCGCAATCGCAGACAAAGTGATGACCGTCTTGCCGAGACCCATGTCGAGAAACAGGCCATAGCAGGGATGCTCGAGAATACGGCGCTCAGCCTCCGCCTGATACGGATGCGGCTTAAATATCATATTCACTCAACCCTTCCTTCATCTCCGCGTCTTCCTCCTGTCGGAGAACCTCAAGGATGTAATGCAGGCACTTGCGCGCCGAGTCATTATCACTGACGACGAAAGCCGCGAAGTGCATCCGCGTCAATGTTTTCTGCCAGAATACCTGCAGCGGGCGGAGTTCCTTGCCCGCCTGCTTCAGCTCGACAAAGACAACATGGCCGCCCGGCGTCAGGATGATCCTGTCGGGCACGCCTGCATGACCCGGGCTGACGAATTTGAGATACAGACAATCCCACTCCCCAAGAATCATGCCAAGATTCTTCTCGATATCGCGTTCCAGTTTGTTCATATACAGAGGACACCTCCTAAAGTAAAACTCATGGCCAAGCGAACCAGTGTGAACGATTTTTAGCGATTTTATTACGTAAGCAAAAATAGAGCGTTTAGAGAGTCGTATAAGCCCTCGCGCGCGCGTATACGCTCTAATTTTAAAAAAATAACTTTATAATAAAAAACTGTTCACACTGTTCACAAATAGCCTTGAGCCCTTGATATACCTAGCTTTTTGCCGTGAACGATTCTGTGAACGGTTTTAAAATTCCGTTCACATCGTTCACAACGCCCTGTGAACGGTTTTTCGAGCTACATCAAATCGTTCACAGTTCTGTTCACAGCATCATCGACTTCATCATCGTTTGTTTTGTCCTTACCATACGCACAAAGCAGAGAGCCTTTTTTCACATAAGCCCGCTGCGTACCATACAATGGAAACCGGAACCGGCCGCCTTTCTCACCTCGGTATACTTCCCATCCTTCCATGTGCTGCATGATGGTATTGAGGTTTCTGGCATCAAGATTCCGCATGGACTTCTGCGAATTGCCCAGGCACTCGCACCAGATTTCCAGCGTACAGACGCGCTTCCTCTGGATGTAGTCACCGCTCTTCTCGTCAACGGTCGGCGCATCGAGCCATTCTCGGCGCTCCTCGAGCCCCATCGACTCCCAGAGCGGCGGCAGTGCGCGATTGAGATAAGCCTCGACGAGTCCAGTGAGCTCCGCGCCCTCGGTATGAGCCTCCTGCATCTCACGGGCGGCGTCGCGCGACTCCCTTGACAGCTCCAGATTAGGATTCTCCTTGTAGAGCACGATGCACTCGGCCCAGCATTGGGCGGCCTCGGCAGGCGTGAAGTCCTGCCAGAGATTCTTCTCGGCCTTGCCGGAGCAGGGCACGATCAGGAAGCGGCGGCCGCCCGTGCGGTCCTTGAGGAAGATGTCATCGTTCGTCGTAGCGGCGAAGATGCACTGACGCGGGTATTCCTCCGTCCGGCGGCCATACGGAGCGCGGAACTTGTCCGTCTGCCTCGAGATGAACGCCTTGAGCTCGTCGTTCTCGGCGCGCGTCGCCGCCTGCATCTCGCCGAGCTCGATGACGAGCGAGCCGATGAGCTGCTCGAGCGGATCCTTACCCTTGATGGAGACGATGGAGTCGTTGAACCATCTGCCGCCCATCCGTGCGAGAATCGTACTCTTGCCGATGCCCTGCGGCCCCGTCAGCACGAGACAGCAGTCGAACTTCGTGCCAGGCCGCATGACGCGCGCCACGCCAGCCTTGAAGAACGTCTCCGTGACCTCGCGCGTGTACGCATTGTCCTCCGCGCCGAGGTAATCAATGAGCAGTCGGCCGACGCGCGGCACGCCATCCCATGTAAGAGTCTGCCACCAGTCCTTGACCTGATGGAAAGCATTCTTGCTGGTCACTTCGGTGAAGGCATCGTCGATGAGCGTCTTACAGGCAAGTCCGCCGTAATGCGTGCCGATGAAATTGCGCAGCTGCGCATCATCAGCATCCGTCCAGACTGGATTCGCACCCGCCCGCAGCTTCCGCCAGGGCGTATCGCGGCGCATGACGATGCGGTGGCTGAAATGATCGAGCGCCGCAATGCCCTTGAGCTCCGGGTCGAGGTTCAGGATTAGGAGAAAATTCTTGGCCGTCGCGAGGATGCGCGTCCCCTTGGCTGTCCAGTCGAGCCTCTGGCAGAGAGCGAGGCGAGCCGCTCTGATAGCCTGATCATCATCCTTCCGCACCTCGTCTTCGCCCGCGTCGCCAGTGTCCTCAATCAGATTGTCATCGAAATCCGCCAGGGCCATATCGACGAGGATACCCTTGACCTTCTCATCCTTGCGCGCGAACTCCGACATGGCCGTGTAGCTCGGGTACTTGTTGATGGGCGTCTTCTCGCCGACATTCTCGTCTAGCTGCGCGAATTTATTGAGCCGGACGAGGTCGAAGGCATTGACGTCCATCCCGCTGATGGGGTCCGTCGCGTGGTGGCTGTAGGCGTGCAGGTCATCGTCGTAGATGATCACGCCGCCCGTCGTCGTGCCGTAGGCATAAGTGTAGCGGTCCTCCGTGCCATCCACCTTCGTATAGGTATCCGGCAGGAACTTGGCAATGGCCTCCGTGATGGTATAGGCCTTGCAGAACGCGCCGACGACGCCCTGTTTCTCGCGAGGGTCGCCCAGCCGCTTGATGGTACGCGCATGAGCCTGCGTCTCCGTCTGGCCGATCGGCCAGGCCGACGCATCGCGCCAGTCCTCGTATTCATTAAGGAGCGCGTCGGGATTTGCCCAGGCACCATCAGGCGATTCGAAGTGCAGGCACTGGTACGGCGCATCCTTCGGGCACGTCGGCCAGTACATGAGTCTCGAGGCCTCGTAGGTCGTCGGGTCAAAGTATTCGATGCCGATGCGCTTCGCGATGATGCGCGCGGCAGGCTCATATGCCTCTGGCGCCAGCGGGCGGCCGCAGGGGATGACGAGGCGGTAGCGCGGCTTATCAGGCGTTGCGCTGTGCGTCGGGTAGATGGCGTAGCACGGCACGCCGCCCTTCTCCGCGACCATCGCGGGGAAGTCGACGCCCTTCGGGATGTTGTCCGCGTCGAGGCATATGAGCTGGCGCAGTTTGACGCTGTCCTTCTTGCGACGGCCGCCCTCGAGGTAGCCGCCCACAAAACCGCCCTGGTCCTTGACGCGGTCCCTCTCCGGCTTCTTCATCGCCGCGTATTCCGCCATTGTCTCATTCGTCCGACACGGCGTCAGCAGATGATCCTGCAGGAAGTCCTGCCAGGTCGTCTTGACGTTGCGCCAGTTCGTTGACTGCCGGCTCGGCGCCACCGCGATATAAAAAAGAGTATCGTTCATGAGAATCAATCCTTCTTGTAGTACGCGCCCTCGAAGCCGTCCGCGTTCATGAGCAGGCCTTCATTCCAAGGTTCATTCTGCGTCATGATGCGGATGGCGTCCGCGAGTGAGCCAAAGTCCTGCGGCACATCGAGTACGACCTCGTCGTGGATGTGCGCGACGATTTTGTAGCCCGCCGCCTCGAGGCGCAGCATGGCCGCACCGAGGCAGTCCCGCGCGATGCCCTGGATGAGGTTCTCCGTCAGCTTACCGCCATACGTCTCAAGCTCACCCCAGCGCCGCGTCGTCTGCTCCAGCCCTTCATAGATGATGGAAGGGCTGCCGAAGCGGTTCTCGCCGATGCGTGCCTTCGGGTAGACGAGCCAGCGGCCACTCGGCAGGTGCAGGAGTAGGCAGTCATGCACACGGGCAAAGTAGATATTGCCCGTGACCGGGAACTTCCTGAGCTCCCTCTTGCCCGTATCCATCCGGTAGACCTTGCCGTCATCGTTGAGCGCCGTCGCGCGGACCGCCCGCATCGCCGCCGACTCGATCTTGTGCCAGAGCCGCGGGATGGACGGGCTCGCTTCGCGCCACTTTGCGACAATATCTTCAAGTTCAGCGTCCGAGAGGCCGAGTTTGTCGGCTCCCATAGCTTTGAGCGCATTGATGCCGCCGCCATAGCCGAGCGCCAGCTCTGCGATCTTGCCGCGCTGGCGCAGGTGGCCATTGACGCCATGCTTGACGACCGGCACGTGGAACATCTGGCTGGCCGAGGCACAGTAGATATCCGCGCCCTCGGCAAAGGCGTCCTGCCGCCAGCGTTCCCCCGCCACCCAGGCGATGACACGCGCCTCGATGGCCGAGAAGTCCGCCACGATGAAGCGGTTGCCCGGGCGCGGTACGAGCGCCGTGCGGATGAGCTGCGAGAGGACATCCGGCACATTCTCGTACATCGTGGCCATCCAGCCATAGTCGTCTTCCTTGACCGTCTCTCGGGCGGCATCGAGATCCTCGAGGTAGTTGCGCGGTAGGTTCTGCAGCTGGATATTGCGGCCAGCCCAGCGCCCCGTCCGCGCCGCCCCGTAGAACTGGAAGAGATCGTGCGCGCGTCCGTCTTCGCAGATGGATTTTTCCATCGCCTCATACTTCTTGATGCTCGTCTTGCCGAGTGCCTGCCGGATGCGCAGGACCTTCTGTACGACAGGATGGAGATGAGCATCCTGCAGAGCCTCGGCCACGCTGGCCTTCGTGAGCCCCGTGAGCTTCACCCCGTTCATGCGCAGCCACCCTTGGAGCTGCTGGATGCTGTTCGGATTCTCGAGCCCCGTAAGATCCTGCGCCTCGGCCATGAGCTCCTGCGCCATCTCCGTGTTGAGGTCGATGGCACTCTCGACGAGCTTGCGGTCGATGCCGATGCCGCGGCCATTGATGGCCCGGTCGACGAGCCAAAGCCGATGCTCCTGCTCGCCTGGCTTGAGCCAGAGCAGACGGCGGCGGATCTCCCGTTCCGTCACGACATCTTGGCGGTTGTACTCCTTGAAGATGTCCCAATCTTCCGGCGCATCATCCGGCAGGTTCCGCGTCCGGCCGCCATTCTTCTTCGTCGGCCGACAGGGCTTGCAGAAATACGTGATGAGGCGCTTGCCCCGCGCATCCTTCATCTTATCCTGTGGCAGCCCCAGCGCCTTGCCTACGGCGTCCAGAGACGTCGGCAGGGCATGATATAGGGCAAGCACACTATCGCACTCCCACGAGCCATCAGGAAGCTCAGGGAAGAGTTTGCGCAGGCAAGTAATCTCGAAGTTTGCATTGAATGCCGTCTTCGTGATATTCATATCATAGAGCGCCTCCACGAGGAGCTCTGGTATCGACTCGCCGCGGCCAAGGTCCACAACCTCGACAGGCTCCGAGTCGAAGGCATAGGCCAAAAGCAATACGCGAAAATTATGGGAGTCCACGTATTTATGGACTCCCAGCTTGATATCCGCGTCGCTGTAAGTCTCAATGTCGATGCATAAGGTCGACATATGCGACGCCTCCTTTACATCAGCTCATCGACATCACCGAGCAGGCTGTCATCCCAATCCGACTCCGATACGACCGTACCGGCCAGGCGATCGCCGTCCTTGATCTTGCGGATGGCGTTGAGGCTGACACCGATGCCCTTGTTGCCGCTCGTATTGTAGACGTAGAGCGTGAGGACAGCCTGCACGTAGCAGCCGCTGTAGACCTCATCCGGGTCCACAATCTCGTTGCGGTCGCGGTCGAGGATTTTCGGTTTGTGGTCCGTGTTTGCTTTCGCGTTGACGTAGTACGCCTTGGTGTAAGCGTCATCGTCCGGGCGCTTCTCATCGCCGTCACGCAGGCCGTCATCTACGCCCGAGAGATTTTTGAGGATGGCCTTGGCCTCCGGATCCGCGAGCAGCGTCTTCACATGGTTCTTGTAGATGGCCACCGTATTGGAGCCTTTCGGGATGATGAGTGACGCACTGTATTTCTCGTGACCGCTGAGGTCCTCGGCTGGCTGGAAGAGATGGGCATAGCTGAGACGTACAAGTCCCGTTGTCATCTTGATGGATTTCATAAAAATACCTCCTATAAATCAAACGTCTTTAATAATAAGGGAATCATCGAAGGCCGCGGTATCCGGCACGATAGCCGGGCGCTTGTCGCTCTCCGGCACCAGCGTCGGCTTGCCAGCAGGCTTGATGATGACATCGCCGAGAAGCTCCGCGAGCTTCTTTGCGCCGACGAGCTTGTCGAGCGCCGTGAGCGTCTTGAGCTCCTGCGGCTTGTAGATATCCTGGATGTGATGGCTCTCGAGGATGGCGGCCGCCCGCTCCGGTTCCGCGATCTTGCGGATGCTGCGCCCGGCGACCATCTTGAGGCCGGGCCATATCTTGCCATCCTTTGCCGCCTGCAGAGCATACTCCTCGACATCTGTGAGCCATTTCTTGATGTGGCCTGCGCGCTGGATGATATCCGCGATCTCCACCTCTGTGAGGTCAGAGGCCGCCAGGTCTTCCTTCACGCCCTGCAGCTCATACTCCGCAAGCGTCCGGCACGTCGCGCGGCACTTGCAGAAGCGGCAGTGCGCGCCCGCCTCCTTCTCGCCCTCTCCCGCGTAGGCCAGCCGCGCGGCAGGCACGACAGTATCCTGCGCCCAGGCAAGCAGCTCTTGCGTGCTGATCTCATCCGTCGAGATGGCATCGAGGCGCGGCTGCACGATCGTCATGCGCACCTTGTCGGCATCGTAGAGATACCCGTAGGCATCCAGCGCACCGAGCGCGTAGAGCCGCATCTGCGCGTTGCCCAGCGCCGAGACAGGTACGCCCTTGCCATACTTGAGGTCGACAACTTCGATGTAGTCATCCGAGTAGATGACCATGTCGCCCGTGCCGAAGCCGCCCGGCACCCAGCGCGAGTAGTCCAGGCGCTTCTCCACAAAGACGTCCGCATCCGGCGACACGTGCTGCGCTTCCTTGATTTTCTCGATACAGACATCGACGTAGCGGCCCGTAGCCTCCCACATCTCCGCATCCACATCCTTGAAGCGTCGCTTGTACAGCGCGCCAGTATCGAGAAAGTGCAGCAGTCGCTTCTCCGCGAGCGCGTGGGCCCGCGTGCCCTCCGCCGCGTAGACGCTCTGCTCGTCCGGACATTTCTCCTCAAGGCGAGCAGAAGGCGTACAGACGAGCCAGCGATGCGACGAAGACGCAGATAGCAGGGCATGGAACTCAGGCAACCTTCTCACCTCCCAGGAAAGCGAGAAGCGCCGCGCGATCCTTCATAAGTACTTTGCTGATGCCAGCCGCGTCATGCTCCGTGAGCCATTTCTTGACGCGCGCCTTGCCGGTCTCCGGATCGGCCTTGATGAAAGCCGCGACCTTCTGCCGGATGCCCGCCAGCTCCTCGCGCGGGATTGTGTCATCCGGCTTCGGCTCTTCCTTCTTCGCGGGCTCGGCTTTCGTATCCGATGGAACCGCCGTCTTGAGTACATCGCGGATCTCGCGTTCTTTCTTCGCGCTGACCGGCGCGCCTTCCATGACGGGCGCCACCTTCTTCTCTGGAAGCGTCTTCTTTCCCGTCATCTCCGCGAGATGGACCGCCGCACGGCATCCCGCGATATCCGAGAGGGCATTGGCGAGATTGTCGAGCCCTTCAAATCGTATCGTGATATTGATATCCATATTGACCTCCTGTATACTAGAGTTGATTAGATCTTTTAGTTCTTGGCCGGGCGTCTCAGCGCCCGGTCTTTTTTGTCTTGCGTCTCACGCAGTAACGTGCCATGCCGACAAGCGACAGCATGTAAGTTTCGACCGGCGCGACCCGGTTGTATTTGCCGCCCTTCGGGTAGATGCAGTCCTGATAAGGGCACTGCAAGCACCCGTACCCGGGTTTGCAATGCGGCGGCAATGACAGGCCAGCCATCACATCATCACCGCCGCAATTGCGGCCAGGACTTCCACGGCCACAATCGTACCGAGCAGCGCGACGATGCCAGCAAAAGCCCACTCGATGCGCTCCTGCATCTTCACGCTTGGCGCGGCCGAGCATCCGTTTAATTGGACGCAGAGACAGACCCGCTTTGATGCAGCGCCCCTCGGCGTTATATTTTGCAATCGGAATCATGTTCCATACCTCCCTTACTCATCATCTATCATCTGTAATCAGATCTGCTAAATCCCTGCCCTCAAGCTCCATGAGGAAGCCGTCGAGCGTTACCTTCCGGACGTAGGTGCGCTTGCCATTGCGCACCACCGGAAGATGGTTCCCTGCGATGATCCTGCGGACACTCGGGACCGATGTCGCTAAGCGGGCTGCCACCTCGCGCAGCGGCATCAGACGATCCGCATCATCCTCAACCAGGTATTTCTCCCTGCTGTTTACTCTTGCCATGTAATCACCAAGCCCAATCATCCATTAAGTCTTATCTTGATTCGTCAGGCCCTTCTCGGCGGCCCACCGCGCGAGCTCGTCCTCGGCCTCCTGTTTATTCGCAAACCAGGGCAGGACGTGCGCCTGGTGCCATCTCTCACCGGGTTTACGGCGCATCACGATGAACACGTAGCTTCCTAATCCCGATTGGACGGCGTACTGCCAGCCGTGTTTGCTGATGTATATCTTCATAGACTCTTACCTCACTCCAATACAGCCTTGCTCCCGTTCAGGACGTTACGTATCGTCACGTTTCAGAGCAAAGTAAATCGTCAACCTTACAGCGCAAAACTTTGGATAGCTTCACGAGCATGTTGGCGCGCGGCTTGTTGGTCCCATTCTCCCAAAGCGTCACCGTTGTACGGTTGACGTGAAGAATGTCAGCCAACTCTTCTTGAGTAAGCCCCCTCTTCAGACGGAGCCTTTTCAATGCGTGCATCAAAGCACCTCCCTCCATGACGTTACGTTTCATAACGTTCATCATGGCTCTATTATACGTTATGTTTCATAACGTGTCAATGCTAAATTGTTATTTTTTATCACGGCTACAAAAGTTATTTAAGATAACGTATAATAGAGTAGAAGTGATTTTCGCGAACGTATATAACGTATATGGGGAAAGGTGATGAATGGTATGTCTATAACATCTGAACGACTACAGGCGCTACGCAAGGCCAGAGGATATTCTCAGCAAGATGTCGCCAATCTGATAGGCGTCGGCAGAACTACCTACCTGAAATACGAAAATGGAGACAACAAGCCGACACGAAAAATCAATGAGCTGGCACGTCTTTTCCAAGTCTCAACGGATTACCTTCTTGGTAATACGGACAGTCCTGTAGCACCTGACCAAGCTCCCACCCAACCGCCCGCGCACCCCGTCGTGCAAGGCGATCCCGTCAGCGAGCTCTTCGACAATCCGGAGATCCGCAGCCTTGCCCGCCGCAACTTCAAGGGCTTGAGCCCCGAAGAGGCGAAGGCGAAGCAGAAGGATGTCATGCGTGTAGTGAGGGCCCTTTTCGATGATGAAGACTAAACGAAATTTACCCGCCAAGCCGGACTGGTACTTTGTCGATGCGCGCGTCGAAGACTTCTGGGCCGCCGTGGACTTCGAGCCGCCGCTCAACCTGCTGGACATCTTCCGCGCAGGCGGTTGCACCGTCAAGACCTACCAAGAACTTTCGCAAAAATTAGATATTTCCGTGGACGAAGTCGCGGCTCGCTTCGGATCAGATGATGGCTGCGTCTTCTACGACGCGCGTCATGACCGCTATCGCCTTGCCTATGATTGCAGTACAGGTCCACGCGCGCGCTGGACACTCGCTCACGAGCTCGGCCACATCGTCCTCGGTCATCTTGAGAACTTCCCGGAGACCAGCATCGCGCGGAAACAGTCACTCGCGCTCCTGGATATCCTCGACAAAGAGGCCGACAAATTCGCAGGTGACATCCTCGCCCCAGCTCCCCTGCTAATTGGACTGGCTGAGAACTCAAACCTGCACGAGGAAGAATTTTACTATGCCCTTTCGCGCGACCTCTTCGGTCTGAGCATCCAGGCTGCACATTACCGTGCGCGCTTCATCTACCGCTACCGCGACAAGATCACCAAGCATTGGGCAGAGGCCAAGCCAGCCGTCTACCAAAAACACATGGACAAATTCCTCGCCCTGTACGGCGGCCTCGGCCCCGATACCCTCGCCGGACGCTACTGGATGGAGAAGTATATCAAAGAGTATCAGCGCTACGAAGAGCCAGAGCGATGCCCAGCCGCATCAGGGGAATAAAAAAAGGAGATAGCCATCGTCATGACTCATTCATCAAAAATTATCCTCATCCTTTCTGTCGCTCTTGTCGCGCTTAGCTTCATGCTATACCGACAACAGGAACAGATTGATACCATGCAGGCAAGAATCTTGCAGCTACAAGATTCTACGACCCACATGCAGGACAAGCTGGAAGAGCTGCAAGATCAAATTGACGAGCTGGATGATGAGTTTCATCCAGATTCAGCAGTCCAGAAATTTCTAAACAACATGAACTGAGACTTGCCCATAGATGTGCTGAAAAACTGGGAGTGGATGAATATGTATAAACAGGTTCTAGCCAGCATACTGCTTTGCGTCAGCATCATATTCGCCACACCTGTCACACTGGCAGATGATACGAATCTAGGCAGTAGTACTCCTTCTCTTTCAGGCAACATAGTTCAAGAGAATATATCCGAAAACAACACTACTATCCATGGCGAAAATAATGATTCATCGGGCAATACTTTCGTTCCAGGGCATGGTAACGTCAGTATGGGAAACACCTATATAGGTGGCAGCAACAACACATCACACGGAAATACCTACATACAGGGAGATAACAATGTAAGCATTGGTAATACTCATATAGCCGGCTCTAATAACGTAGCCGAGGGAAACACCTATGTGGGTGGTAGTAACAACACGCATATCGGTGAAACCACGGTCGGAGCGGATAACAAGTATTCATCCAACAGGACGTATTATGGCGCATCAAATCAATCTTCAAAGTCAAGCCAACCATCCTTATCTGACATAATCGTCAGGATCATCTGTGCTCTTATTCTCTTGATGATACTTGCTCCTATCGTAATAAATGTTGGTTCAGTTATAATCGACGCCATGCGAGCACTGGCCAGGTATGCCATCGATAAATATGAGGGGTACCGAGAAAGAAAAAAGTATACTCCTCTTGAAGATGAGCCGAGCAAAAAGGAAACTGCACCTCCACCTGCCGAGCCACCAGCTCCGCCTGCCGAGCCAGCACCGCCCCAACCTGTTCCACCTTCATCGTCTCCGCCCCCAAAGTTCCACGAAGGGATATTTGTTTCCGTAGAATTCCGAAAGGGCGGCAAAGCATACGACTACTTCCTGGGAAGGCACACGGACGTGAACATAGGAGATAAGGTAGAGGTGTACGTACATGACCGAAGATCCCATCGCTTGAAAAAGAAAAAAGCGCGTGTAGTCTATATAAGCGAGCCGGGAGAAATATCGCCCTACGCACGTTCGGAAATCAGTAGAAAACTTTGATGCAATCTGTTGTGGAAGAAGTCCATACCATAACCATAGTCTAGAAGGGAGCTGTATCAGCATGAAAAAAGTATGTCTTACCTTGTGTCTGCTTGTACTGATGGTTCTTTCTATTGGTTCTACGCCCGCTTTTGCAGCGAGCTGGTATTATGTTGGAAATAGTAACAATGGAACAGAATCCGTCTACATCGATAATTCATCTGTCATAAAAAATAATCGCAAGGCTATCGTTTGGGTTAAATGGATTACTTCAGAAAACAAGAAGTCCTTGCAAAGAGTGTATTATACGCGCAGACCAAAAACATTCACCATATTATCTTTTACAACTTATGATGCCGATGGGAATGTAATAGATAATGTAGATATTCCTTCTTACGCACAAAGAAGTAGGGCCATTCGCCCCGGTACCATGGGTGAATCAATCTGGTATTGTATCTGGCCGTACTGACAATAAAAAGGAGCGGAGCGCCTTCTCATGACTCCTGCTCTTTCTGCCGCATCAGCCGTGGCCGCTCCTGCTCTTCGGCGCCCAGCCGGATACTGTGTGGATGAGCTGGCGTGAGCAGGTACGCCGTGTGGATATATCATTATACCATAACATAGTGGAATGTGAAAGTTCATCATCCCCCAATTATAGATGGCATGATTCTAGGAAGCGTGATATTCTATAAGGGAACGAAATCAGGGTTACTCCTGCCATGTAATCACCAGGCCCACAGAGAAAAGGTGGGTTTTACATGTATTTAAGAAAACGCGGGAAAATCTGGTATTTTTCGTTCTATGTGAAAGACGAGCGCGGAAAGAGCCGTCTCATCGAGCGTGCCGGAGGACGGACGAAGGCGGAAGCCGAGCGCAACGGTCGCAGGCTTCTCAGGGACACGGTAGACCGTACAGACTATTACAGTGATAATCGCGCAATGCTCTTTTGCGATTTCCTCGAAAGCGTATTCCTGCCAGAATATGTTGAAGTCTTCTTGCGCCCGGCTACCCAGCGCACGTATCGAGCGGCCATACGGCTGCACATCATCCCCGAACTCGGAGGGCTGCCACTCATCCGAGTCAACGCACGAACCGTGCAGCGCTTCGTGAATGCTCTCGCCAGCAAATACTCGAGGAGCACGACATCCACGATGCTCCATGTCGTAAGTCGCGCCATGCGCTACGCGAAGAATCCTTGCGGATTCATCGACTTTGACGCCTGCGTAGGTGTCAGCATACCGCCCAGCACGGAAGCACCGAAAAGGATGGAGCCTTTCAGCCCCAATCAGATAGAGACGCTCTTTTCCTGCTTCCCAACCGGCCATGACTTCTACGCGCCCATGGTGCTATCCTACTACACGGGCATGAGGCAGGGCGAGTGCCTGGCGCTCAAGTGGGAGGATGTTGACCTTGAGCATAAAGAGATCTACATCCATGCCACAATGTTTGATGATGGCGGCGCTGGTGTCTACCAGCCGATGCCAAAAACAAGGGCATCTGTCCGGACAATCGTTATAAGTGATACCCTCGCGGATATCCTCCGTAGCGTGCGGCGTCTTCAGGCTGAGCGCAAACTGGCCGCAGGGAAGTTCTACCGCGATAGCGGCTATGTCTGCACGAACGGCGTCGGAAAGAATCTTACAGCCTCCCGGATGCGGTACTTCAATCAGGTCTGCCGGAAGAAGTTCGGGGCTGGATCTTTCCACACACTGCGCCATACCCATGCCACCATGCTGCTGGAGTCCGGCGTGGAGCTTGAGCTCGTCTCCAAGCGCTTGGGCCACGCCAACATCAACACGACTGCGGGCATCTACTCGCACATCACGAAACGCCGGTCCGACGCGCTACGCTCTGCCCTTGATACCGTATTCGGCTGAATATCGGCAAAACATCGGCAAAGCCCTTCTAAAGCCCGAAAACAGGCGATTCTTTTCTACTTTATACTTATCGGAAGTAATATATAAGAAGTCCTGTGTATTGCTTGGCATTACATGGTAGTCTCTACGGCTATTTTGTGTTAGTGGCGACAAAGCCTTGCAGTACCTTAGTTTTTTGGTAACTTCTGCTTGTGTGTACCCTATAATTCCCCAGAATTACTTGTCATGCCTGACGAGCCATAGTTTTCACGAAAACGAGAAAATTCATCAGCTTATCGGAAAAATATCGGAAAGGATGTTGAGCGGAACATTTCGTTTTTGGAATTTCTGTCAAATCAGGCGCTAAAATTCCGCCTAAAATTACTATCTTATGTGTGTGTATCCTGTCTAATGATAACTACAAATCGGAAGTAAAACGAGCAGGTTTCCCGTCCGCGCTCGTTCTGCACGTACAAGTTTCCGAGACAGAGCCGTCCATGGAACGGATCATCCAGATAGCAGAAGATGGTCTTATTCCTGATCATGACGGATCAGCCTCCTTCTTCTGCCGGATGCACGGCGTCGTACGAGGATGGCATCCTGGATTACCCGTCCGGGTGCATCTTCCCTGCAGACGCGCAAGAGTTCCTTGTCCATCCCCTCGATGGCGTGGAGTACCTTGGCGTATGCCCCCATCGAGACAGAGGGGCTTCCCTTCTCAATCTGCCAGATGGTCGTCCGGCCAAGCCCCGACCGCTCGGCAATCAGCTGGACGGGGATGTTTCGGCGCAGGCGAGCCAGTTTAATTTGCTCCCCCATCTGCTGCAAGATGCGGCGGATGCTCGGTGTCAGGATAATCCGCTTTCCCATATCGCATCACTCCTTCATATCTGTATTTACAGACATAATACCATATAATGTTTGTAATTACATTAGTAAAAAGTAAATCGGCTCCGATGAACCATTCGTGAAAACCTGTCCGAAGACAGACGCCGAGATTGGCATTGACTTGAACGTCGAGAACTTCTATGCCGACTCGAATGGCGAGATTGTGGCCAATCCTCG